GTGCGCCTCTGAGCATTGGGTAATATGTGCCTGAAGACGGAGCCGCATTGGCGTCTGTCTGTTGTGCGGTACGTGCAATACCAAAGAACTCCAGATTGTCTGAGTCTGTACCACCAAGACGGTTTGTGTTTGGATTATATCGCAGATCGCCGTCTGTGTTTACACTGTCAAGCCCTGTAGCATTGAAGCGGAACATCACATAGTGTTCAGCATCTACGGTTGTTGTGACCGCATTGACTTGGTTTGCATCGGCACCATCGGCTGTAATGTTTGTCAGTAGACTACCATCACCAGAGAAGAAGCCAGCCGTAAGAATATTCGAACTTGGATTATATGTGAGGTCTGTATCAGTGTTTACACTATCAATACCCGCAGTAGTACCAACAAACGTTGGGTAGTATGTCGCATCTGTGTTGATGTTGACCACTCGCTGTTCGCTTGACCAATTCGCCTCAATAGAAATTCTTGATCGTTCTGCACTATCTGCAATACCAGCAGAATCAGCATAGGTCGAAACGATAGCAAAGAGAGCCTTCGCCGCATTCTGTGCTGAGTCTGCTTTTACGTTTATAAGCCCGCTACCATCACCGGTGAAAATGCCGCTTGTTGATTCAATGTTGCCCGTGACAGTAAGATTTCCAGCCAGATCTAAGTTACCATCACCAATGATATTACCACGAACAATTAAGTCGCTGTCAACACGTGTCTCACCCAGAAGCGCAACACCACACGTATCGTCAGCCGAGTCACGAACACACAACAATGTTTCGTTTTCACCAAGAATTGCATCGAGTTCATCTTCTGTGATATATTCAGCAATCGGCACACCGTTAATCGTGTCAGAAGTAATATCACCCGTAACGTTTAGATCACCCGTGACCTCACTACCAGTTGCCGTGTCATCGATGTTCTCATTAGCCAGATCTCTAATAGATTGTAGTGTTGCTCGCTTTGTTACAAGCACGTCAACGTCATTGACGATGATCTCATCTGTCAAGACGGGTGTAAAGAGCAACAGTTCTGAAATTTTTACATTAGCCATTTTTTAGTTCCGTGGGCTTATTGGTTTATTTATAGTGTTATGTAACAGTTATTGAAATTGTTCCTACTTCTGATGTACCACCATCTGGTGTCACACGATATGTGAACTGATCGTTTCCGTTATAGAGTGAGTCTGGTGTGTACGTGAAGGTACCCGCAGATGCATCATCGACCACAACCGTACCGTTACTCGCTTCGCCACCAATCGCAACAGAATATGTCAGAGTTGGATTACTGAATGTGTTGCTTGGGCTTACAATATCAGTGATTGTAAATGTAACTGGCGTATCTTGTGTGGTAGTTATACTACCATCAAAGGCATCTTCAACCGAAGTTATCGTCATGTTAACTGGGAAGTCTTTAATACCGAAGTCGCCCGTCACACGAATGTTAAACGTGTCTGTGCCTTCAAAGTCTGCGTTGCCCGTATACGTCCATGTGCCTGTTACTTCGATAGCACTATCTACCGTTGTGAGCGTAGAGCCTGTGGTATATGTTGCTGTACCATTTGTTGGTGTTGATACCGTGATTGACGTAGGCGCACTCGGAATATTTTTGATTGTGAAGTTACTCGACGTAAACGTGTTGTCTTCTAATACAGTGCCAGATAGTGGTGATGCAACGAATGCACTGTCAGCACATACTTTGACAAACAAGTCACGGTCTGGTGATGAAGATAGATCGAGAAACTCAACACAAGCATCTTCGATGATTGATGTACCCGTCTGAAGCCCTTTGTATAAATTCACTTTCATATCAAAGTCAAGCGTGTATATGATCGTGCGTCGATTCTCTAGAGGCGCCTCATAGTCATCGCTGAATGTGATACCTGTCATCGTGATAGGCGAGTCTTCTTTTACTTCTTGCCCATCGATATGCTTAATTGTCACTGTATAATGTGGCGTAAAGAAAGGTAGAATCTGTTCAACAATCTGCAAGGCATCGTCTTGCGACTTAGCATAGATGCTTAATTGAAACGAGATATTATACGGTACAGGCGTGTATAGTTTCTGTCCAGTGCCATCGTAGTTTTCTGGAAATGTAACGCACTGATTCATCTTTGGTAACTGACGTATCGCATCGTAGTTCATCGCTACGATCTCAAAGCCCATACGAGGTAGTTTGAGTGCTACTTGACGTTCTGCATCTTCACCGTCCTGCATCGCATCGATACGAGCCAAGAAGTCACGCTTTGGTGCATATGATAGAGGCACCTTTTGTTGTGACAGCGTGTTGCCTGATGCATCAGTTCGAACAACCTTGATGTCGTTGAACAGAGAACCAAAGACTGCAACAGCCTTTCGAATACGTTGATTGTAAAAATGATCACCTAACATTATGGATCTCCAAACGGATTCGATTCAGTAAAGTCGATAAAGTTAATGTCACCACCTTGACCCGTTGTGTCAAAGGCTGTATTCTGCGCTTGCTGATCGAGCAACTCTGCAACATTCGTCGGAGTTCCAGTAGCGCCTGAATCTGAGCCAGTCACAACCGCAGTTGTGCTCCAACTATGATATTCGCCGTCTGAAGCACCACCTGTGTGCGCGACATATACTTTCATTGCTGAAGAATCTGACAAATCAAGGTTGACAATCTCACCTTTCAGTGTATAATCACTACCTGCCTGTGTAATCTCTTCACCAACCTCAAACGTACCCGATATTGATGAGAAGGTAAGAATTGTCTGATAAGCCTGAAATGCTTCAACAACATCAATGTCTTCAACACCCGTATCAAAGTCTTCATCATTGTACTCAAACATCTCAGCCCGTATTTTGAACACGGGTAGATCTTTTACTGCATAGAATGGTTGTTCTGTTTCTACGCGAGTGATCTCAAAAAATGTTTTTGAAAGAGACAAGAACAAAAGATCGCCTTCACGTGGTCGATGAAACGGCTTTGTAGCCGTTGACTCATAGCGAGCAATCTCTTGTTGCCATCTCCTTCGTGCTACAATAAATGTAGCCGCGTCTCGAATCTCTACACCAAACTTTGTGAACAGATCGCCTTCGCCGTCGAACCCTTCTGTGTTCTCGATGTACATCTCGATCTTGTATGCGTTATCGAACCGTGACACATTGTCATCATCAAAGATGCTATCACGGTTGACAATCTCACGTGGCATATAATAGATGTCTTGCCCATACATCTTCAGAGACTCTATGATAATATCTTCATAGAGATCTTGCTCTGATTTACGCCCTTGTGTGAAGTATAGATTCGTAGCCATGAATTACCCCATGAAAAAGTCGGCGGGTAATTCGTATTCGTTCCTCATCTGCTCTTCGAGTTCACGCATTCGAGCCGTGGCTTCTTCGTAATACTGTCGACCATTCAACTGTACACCGCCCGGCAATTGCATACCTTCGAATTTCATCATATTGGTGCCCCACTGTTGCTTGATCAACTGTGTCGTATAGTCTTTGACGAAACGATCATTATAAATTTCACTGTGCTGTTCTGGGTCTATTGCCACGTGTGCTTCGAAGATGATATAATCATCCACCTCTAAGTTGTTGAGTACTGAATCTTCCCACTCACCAAAGATTCGTATACGATTCTCGTTACGTGAGAAGTTTACTCGCGGCTGCCCTGCAAGAAGATTGTCAAGAAACTCCAGATATTGTTGCATCTGGTAATAGTAAGACATACCACCCGCAAAGTTCATAAAGTCGCCCAGACTGTTCAACATCATCTGATATCGAATGTCAAACATATTAACGGTCGAGAACGTTGGGTTGATAGGGAATACTTTCGTAACATAAAGTACGTCTGTACCTACCGTGATGTACTCGTTGTCTTTGTCTGTCTGTGTGATCTGGTGCTTCAGATATGTGCGATAAGAAGCATCGTCATGAAACTCTTCGTAGTATTGAAGGCAGTCATCAACCTTGTCTTCGATCTGGTCATCATCGACGTTGATCTCAAGCACAGGCGAGCCAAGTTTGCGAAGGCAATAATCGATTAATTCTTGTCTAGTTGTTGGCTTAGCCATTTACTTGTCCTCAGTTACCTGTTCTATTTATACAGTTCGCCAGGTTCTAGCCGTTCTTTGCCTTGGATATACTGCACCGGACGACTCTCTTTGTTTGTGTAAATTTTTAATTTCTATTCTACCCGAAGTTGGTCTGATGTCAGTAAGATTCATAGCGACCTTTGGATTTTCACCTGCCTCAAAAGAGTAGTTGTCATAATCACCATCTAAACCCTGTGAGAAGGGATCAAAGTTTGTCGGTTGTTCGCCCGGCCAGCCTCTTCCATCATCGCCTATTTCGTTGTCATTGTCTTTATCTCTGGCTCTTGACAAAAGATAATCTTTAAGATCAGCAGGTGTCATATCAGGAAATCTTTCTAGTATAAGAGTTGCAATGCCTACCGCATTTGGGCAAGCCGATGATGTGCCATTAAAAAACTGTATGAAATAATTCGCGTCTCTGGGATCAGCAGTCGTAAACGATTCGCCGCTCGCATCATTGATACCACACGTGGTAAAGTCAGCAAAGGCATATATGTCTACTCCGGGTCCACGATTGGTATAATAAATTGGCATCTCACCTTTTCCCGATGATTGCAAAACACTTTGTGGTGTACCACTAATTGCACCAACAAGAACACCGCCCGTATCGGGAGTGAAACTTCGGTTATGATGATACAGACGGCTTTCGCCATTAACTTGTGTAGAATAGGAAATACGATTTCTTAAATAGATGTTATCATAACCAGCGTCGGTTGGATATTTGCATAATGAGTTTTCGTTACCAGCCGCGGCAAACCAATGAATACCATCTGCAATTAAGTCTTCTACGTCTGAGATGTCCGGATCAATATACGAAACACCTCTGCCGCCGGTAATTACCACTTGTCTGTTTGGTGAAGTTCCAAATATTTCTGACTGCGCACATATTTCTGCATCTTCCATCTCTTGATTCGTGAGACGATAACTATCGCTTGCCGCATCAACGCCATATGTGTTCGATCCGTTTCTTGCAAAGTGAGGCCAGCGATTGTCATTTTCACTTAAAACATAACTGTAACCAATGCTTGCATTACATATCGTAGGGTTCTTGCATCCCGTATCTGGGTTAACTGATTTATTTCTGTGAAATGCACGAATGTAATCGTAGAGTTCATATGCAAAATTGTTAGGTAATCCGATACTACTAGAGGCGTACGGCCATATGTTATACAGATTGCAACCCGGCGCATGACCTTGACGATTGCCGCCAACTTGTGTCGCACAAGCCGCGCCGTGTTGAATTTGACCATTTGCGGTGCCTGAACTGTATACGTATGGGTATGGACCTGTGAGTGAACCGCCAACTTCGGCTGTGTAATCGTTCCAATCGACTTCGACTACACGTGATGCGCCAGAACCATCATCATTGACAGCGGCTTCAGGATGATTAGGATCTAGTGCGCCATCAAGAATGATTACATCAACATTTTTTCCTGTTTCTGTGTACGTGACACTGCCACTTAAATTTGGATTTTCTGGAGTGTTGAGCATTGGACCGGTTGGAAACCAAGCATCGATAGTTGATGAGTTGTCATTGTATGCGTTTCTACTTCTCCATAAACACCAGTTACGAGAAGCACTTGTCGGGTTGGCTGCCCAATCTTTATCGTAAGTTCCACTACGAGTAAATGACATCGGAACTCTTTCTGGTATATCACTGACCTTTGTAACTGCACGAACACGATCATCTTGTCTTACAAGATCTGCTTCTTCTTCGTTCAAGTCATAGTGCGTGTTTCGAGATATTGGCCTTTGATGACAGCAGTGGCAAGCACGATCTGGAATATAGAGACTTCCACCCGGTGTTTCCATGTCATCATAAAAATCTTGAAGATCTTCATGCCGCCATAGCGTAACGATATACTCTTCCATTATGCTTCTAACTGTACGAGAGTAAGTGTGACCTGCACGGCGGCTGAAGTGCCTGATTTATTAGTTACACGTACAGGTATGTCTGTGCCTGATTCGAGCCAGCCAATAACACCCGGTGACATCTTGATTGTCTCTGCACCTGTTGTGATAACTTCAGCAATCACACCTGCGTCTGGTGCTGGATCATCTGTAATCACTCGACTTGCATCGGCAGTTCGACTTGAAGTGTCAACGTACAATCGAACCCATGCCGCTCGATCGGTCGCAATCTTAAGAAGAGCATATGAGCCAAAGCCGTTTGCAACAGTAAGGTTAGCCGAGGCGTCATCTGCTAGTGTGCTTGTTGTGCCACTGATCGAGCCTCTACTTGCAAGGCCTGTTGCTGAACCAGTATATGTGAATGTAATTTCGTCAGTAGATGGATCTGTTGTGATGCCGATATTAGAACCACCAACAAGTGTCACTGTATCGGTTGTTGTGTCTGCTACAACTGATGATTGCCCAGTAACAGCAATTGTTGAGAAGACATTCTGTGAACCACCTCCACCGCCGCCTGTCTGATCAACGAATGAGAAGTTACCGTTACCATCTGTTGAAAGTACCTGCCCGTTCGTGCCGTCGCCCGCAACATCTGTCAGATCGAGCAATGAAATGGTTGTGATATCTGGCAGTTCGGGTGGTGTATATGTGAACACGCCATTGAGTGAGTTGTATGTTAATGTGCCTGTTCCTGAAGACGCATTTTGTGTTACAGATAAATCGGTAAGTGCGATACCACTACCGCCAGTACCAGTCAGATCAG